TTCCAAGGCAACCCACACCACGCGCCGTTCTCGCCGCAGCAGTAGGAATCCTGCCGGTTAGACCATGTGCATAGCTAATGCGAATTGAGCCTTTTGCTTTGTGTGTTCTGGTCCGTGTGGATGCGGACGCCAGACGAAAGCGTGACGCCGCCGGTTTCACGCTGCCAGCGGTAATCCGCAAGAAACTGGGATGGGTCGCGCAGCCGCAGTGTTTCCAGCCATTCGCCCAAGGCAGTGGGATAGTTGCTGCGCAAAAGGTGCAGCCGGGTGTGTTGCACCAAAGGGCTGGTATAGGTTTCAAGGTAGGCCATGCCGGTTGAGAGCGTCCCGCCTTCTGGCAAGACCCCGCTTTCGATTTTATCGCTGTCATGCGCGATCCAGTACGTTTTTCGGTCTGCGGTCAGATCATGGGTCATGCGGGGGTGTCTCCGATAAGTGTCCAGGCGGCGCCTGCGATCAGCAGCGTTGCGGTTGAAAGCAAGCCGGTCCAGCTGGTGACGCTCCAGGGATCGGCACCAGTGCCGGTCGCCTGCGGGCTGTCGTCGGGGTCGTAGAGGGTCCAGTCGGGGCCGGTTTTGAGGAAATACCAGCCGTTGGCGTTGAGATAGACGCTGGTGGCGGCGTTAAAGGGATAGGCTCCGTTTGCTGCGGGCGTTGTGGCCCCCGCTACACTCAGACTGCGCGCCGTCGTGAGAAACGCGCGCCCGGCTACCGCGTTGGTAAATCGCGACCCCGGTTGATAGGCCGTGGTGTTGAAACGGCGTGCCTCGAAGATCGCTGCAACATTGAGCGGCCCACTGATGGTGGCGACACGGTTGGCCCAGCCGGTCAGCAGGCGCGAATAATTGGCCTCCGAGAAGGCGCGCTCGACATCAATCGCTTTGAAATCCGACAGATCAACGCCGAGTGCGCGCAGCGGCCACTGGGAAATATCCTGATCGAAGCTCTGGCGGCAGCCGCGAAACATGTCGCGCAGGGTGGTGACATTGGCGACGTTCCAGACCCCGATGGGCTGGTTGAAGCGGTGGTAGGGGTTGACGCTGTTGCTGTCGCCAGAGCGGAACATGGCGCGCATATTGGTCACGTTAGAGACATTCCAGGCCGCGATCGAGGGGTTGCCGCCGTTGTTGAAATTGGCCCGCTGCGAATTGCCCGCGCCGACCGCGCCAAACATCGCCTCCATGGTGATGACGTTCGAGACGTCCCAGCCACCGATGTCCTGATCGAAGAAGGCACGTTGAACATTGGTGCTGACGGAGGCGAACATGAAGGCCATGTCGGTAACGCCTGAGACGTCCCAGGTGCCGATTGGCTTGTTGAACAGTCCGCTGCGAAACATCCCGTTCATGGTGGTGACGGCCGCGACGTTCCAGGCACCGAGCGGCTGGTCGTAATCGCAATTGGCGAACATCTCGCTCATATCGGTGACGCTCGTGACGTCCCAGGCATTGAGGGAGCGGTTGAACCCGTGAAACCCCGACACGCCGAGGAACATGCCGGATGTGGTGATGACGTTGGCGATGTTCCAGGCGGAGATGTCCTGGTTGAAGCTGCGTGCAAGCGCGAACATGCGGTGCAGGTTGGTGGCAGCGGAGGTGTTCCACTGATTGAGCGGTTGGTTGAACGCATGGGTGTTCTGGCTGATGCCGGGATTGGCGAGATGGCCCATGAACCCTTCGAAGTTTTGCACAGTGGAGACATTCCAGCCATTCAGCGGCTGGTTGAAGGCTGCACCGATCTTGCCCGCATTGGCGCGCATTGTGCAGCCAAACATCAGGCGCATGTTGGTGATGCTGCTGACGTCCCAGCTGGCAATGGGCTGATTGAACAGCACACGCCCGTCGCGTCCGCCGTAGTAATCGCCGATGGTCTGGACGAACATCTCCTCCATTGAGGTGAGGCTCTCCCAATTACCAAGGGAGAACGGGCTATTCATCTGGCTGTCGGCGAAAGCCTGGAAGACATCTGTGACGCGCCCCACGTCCCAATTGGCGCAGTTTGGGCCGATGCCATTCGAGCGATAGAAGATCCTGCGCAGGTTGGTGATGTTGCGGGTATCCAGGTCGCGCAGATCAGCGGCGCAAACGCTCTCTTGGAACAGCTCCTCAAAGCTGGTGACGGTCTCGGGGATGTTCGGGGTGATATAATCCAGCGCTGTGGCGGTCTGTCGAAACGCGCCGCGCAGGGAGGTGAGCCCCATGGCAAAGCCGATGTTCTCGACGCGGATCAGCCCTACCTGATCGATGGGCTGGGTGGTGCCGTACCAGTCGAGACGACCGGTAATAGTGACAGTCACGCGCGGGCCCGGACCCTCGTCATAGGTATGCGGCTTGATTCCGGCGGTGGTGAAGCGCTCAGAGCTGCCGTCGCCCCAGTCGATGGTCACATCGAGGGGATTGTTGATCGTCCCACCTCCGAGCGGCACGAAGATCGTGCGCACGGTGGCCAGCGCCAGATCATAGGTCAGGATCAGGGAGGCTGCGCCGAGAAAGAAGCTGCGCGGGGACGACCAGGCGGAATAGATCATCGGGGCGGAGGCATTGAGCCGCCCGCCATAGCGGCTGCGCCAGAGATAATTTGCGGCAGGCACCAGCGGTGGGATCGGGACAGTGGTGATGGCCCCGCCGGTGTGGGTCACGGCGATCAGGGGTGCGTCGACGCCGGGCGTGGCATCGGGCGCATAGAACGCGGTCTGGGTCTCGCCGTAGCTATAGCCAAATAGCGACGCGCTTGAAATCCGTCACGCGCACTGTGCCGGTGATGGCGTTCTCGCGGGTGATGGGCGTGGGGCGCGAGATCAGCTCGGGGAAGGTCTGGGCATAGGGCACAGAGAAGTTCGACTGCGCGCCGCTGGTGCCGGTATAGGCGGCGCGCCAGAGCACGCGGTCGCCGGGGCCAAAGCCGTCCTCGGGGAATTCCAGCTGATAGGTATTGCCAAAGCCTGCCACGATGCGCGTCAGTGCGCCGTCAAAATCCACGCTGTTGCTGGAGACCTCGAAGATGATGCCGGTTTGCTCAAGGCCCGCAGGTGAACGGAACGTGGTCAAGCGCAGCTGGGTGCGCTCATCAACGCTGAAGGGCACAAGTGCTGAGGGGCGCAGGATCTCGTTGTCCTCGATGGGCACGATCCATTCAAGGCCGTTGGAATAGTAGAACTGGCCGTTCTCACCCACCACCGCCGCCCCAAAATACTGCGCTGCATCAAGCGGGATCGGGATGGGATAAATCAGGGACTGGCCGACAAAGCGGCCCCGGCCAGTGGCGTAGCGCAGGATGCTCATGAAATCACCGTGAAGTCTTCGCGTTGGTTGAGGATGAAGGAGAAATGCGCGATGGCCGCCTCGCTGGCTTCGACCTTCATCTGGAAGCGCTCGCCCGCGCGCAGCACCTGGCGATCAAGCCCGATGGAGAGAACATCGCCTGCGGGGGCGAAGGCGCGGTCCAGCAAAAGCCAGGGCGTGTTGTTGAAGGCGAGGATCCGGATTGAGACACGCACGGAGGCCCCGGCGGTGGGGGTGATGAGCACACCGGTCATGATGGCGGCCGTCCCGATGCTGCGGGCGGGGTTTGGGCCCTCGCTGGGGATCAGATAGTCGGGCACGTCATAGATGGTCGTCCACTCGACGCCGATTTCTGCGCGAACCACCTCGAAGAGGTTCAGGGGCGGGCGCGGTGTGGTGATGGTGACCATGGGTTCAAGCTCCGAGACCGATGATGAGGGGGAGGGCGATGTTCTGCACACCGCGCGAGAAGGCCTGGCCTTCGATGGTGTTGCGCTCAAAATCCACGCGCAGGTCTTCGCCGAGATAGGTATCGCCGACCTCGGTGGAGAAGGTGGCGTAGATCCGGCCGCCGCCGGTCTTCAGCAGCGTACTGGCCGGATCGGGCGCGCGGCCGGTGCCGCGCTGGCTAAAGGGCAGCGCGTTGTAGTTAACGCCGGAGCCTGCGTAGCTGAATTGCTGGCTGGTGGCCTCGATGACGGAGGCAAAGCCCACGCGGTAATCCTGCGGGCGCGTGACCACATCTGAGATCAACCCGATCAGGGCGCTGATCATTGCTTGTGCTGCATCACTGCTGATCCGCGCGATCAGTTCCAAGCGAACCTGCTCCCAAGTGGCGAGAAACAGCGGCACGAGGGCCACCGAGAAGGCGTAATTGGCGTTCCAGTCAAAGAGCCCTTTGGTAAAGAACTGCGCGCCGCGATCCTGACCTGAACGCAGATCATTGATGAGGCTGCGCAGAAGCGTGCGAGTGTCGCGCTCGGTGAAAGCCTTGTCACGCGCTGACAGGCCGTTGAAGCCTGCAAGCGTTGGATAGCGCGTGCCCATCAGGGCTGTGATGATAGCCTCGGTCTGGGCGGTGATCGTGTTGGCGGCAGCGGTGTGCGTGGCCAGCACGCCGGTTCCTGCCAGCCCTTCGATCTGGACGGTGTTGCGGAACCCGGTAGCGGCAAGAGCATAATCGCCAAAGGTGTTGTTGGAGTTGGCAACGGTGATCTGTCCGCCATCATGGGCCCAAAGGCCGACGCGGGCCCAGTTGGTGAACACCGAGACCAGCTGGACAAAGGCGTTGCGGGTGACGGCATAGCCGACGCCATTGGGATTGATTGCGGTAAAGCTGTCGACCACGACCGAGCGCAGCGGTGAGGACGGGGCGAGGACCGATCCGTCGGCCAGCAGGTTGCCACCGCCGCGCGGCATCAGCGGATTGCCTGCGGCCTTATCCACCGGCAGGGCCATCTGGTCTTGGGTGAAGCTGTGCAGCTGCGAGCAATCGGCAATATAGGGCGAGCGGGTGAGGACTTCGCCTGGCTTGAAGACGAAAGCCCAGCCTTTTTGCGGCGGGCCACCGGCCAGCGTATAGGGCTCATGGCGCAGATTTGAGAAGGTAAAGCCACGGGCTTTGATGCCGTTGGACATCTGGAACATGTTGTTCACCTCCTGGCCCGGCGGCAGGCTCAGCTTGGTGACGCGCAGATCATAGCCGTAAAGGGCGCAATTGGCGGGGATCACCGTATCAGAGGGCACGAGGTATTCGCCGGGCTGCACGATCACCACGCAGGGCTGGGCAACTGCTGCGGCGCGCGTGAGGCCTTCAGTGATGCTGGCAAGGGGCGAGGTCAGCGAGTTGCCCTCATTGAGGTCCTTGCCATCCATGGTGACATAGAAGGTGCGCGCCACGGGCACTGAGACGAAAGGCAACCGCTCAAGGCTGCAGACCTCGACGTCTGTTGCGTGCCCAAGGCCGAATGTGCGCACCCATGGGACGCCGTAGCGCGCGCCAATCGGGGCTATCACGCTGGCGGGACCCTCGGCTTCGGCCACGACTGAGGTGCGAACCTCGCGCCGCCCATCCACGACGCTGAAGTTGAGGATGGTGTTAATGGTGGTGGTTGAAAGGGCCGTCTTATCCGCAGCCAGCCAGTCGATGCCGCAGGAAATCGCGTCGTCGGACGGATCGGGGCTGTTCGTTGCCCGTCGAAACACAGCGCGAAACGCGTAGCGCTCCTCGGCCTCAATTGGCACCGGGGTCAGTGCTGTCACCTGCTGGCTGGCATCGAGCCGGATTACTTTGCCAAAGGTGTTCTGGGTGACAAGCCCACCGCCGAGATCATAAAGCTGGGGCGTATCGCCGGGGCGATGTTCAAGGGCGGTATAGGTCTGCATGAGCGGGGTCCTTAGCTGAGACGGATTTCCACAAGCGGGATTGAGGTGATGGATCCGAGGCGTTCGATATCGAGGGTGACGTCCATCAGATCGCTGTCGAAGCGGACGGGCACGTCGAACTGGTAGCCTGCAGTGATGGTCACGCCGGAATCCGGAGCGACCTCAAAGGTGACGATCCCGGTGACGGGGTCGCTCGACCAGCCGTTGAACTGCTCGGCACCGCTCAGCGCGACGCGGATTGTTCCGGCGACCGGCTTCTCGATGCGCCGCTGATAGACATGCGGCACCGTGCCGTAGGCTTTGGTCAGCGCGAAGGTCGTGGTGGTGCCGTCACCGATCCCGATGGGCTGATCCATCTCGGAGATGCGCTGCGAGGGGGCGCAGGATTTGTAATCGGCCCAATCCTTGAACCGGAAGCCATAAAGCCGCCCGAGGCGTGCCTCGAAGAAGGCAACCACCGCGTGCAGATCATCAGCACGCCGAACGCCGTAGGAAACGTCGTAGCGACGCCGGGACGCGGACCAAGAGGCGTTGCGCTCCTCGCGGCCTGAGGCCAGCTCCACGATCTGGGTGCGCCGCTGTGGACCGCCGCGCGCCCCGCGGCTGATGTTGTCGGGAAACTGCACTTCGTGAAACGCCATCACATGCCCCTCCGGCCCATGGAGACTGCGCGCGCCATATCGGCCGCGACCTGCGTGCGCGATTGGCGGAAGCTCTCTGCGTCCCGCGTCATGATGTTGACCGTGACCGCGCCGCCACCATTGCCACCGCCACCACCATTGCCGTCGCCATAAGCGCGGGACTCTTTGCGCGACAGCACGCGCTCACCGCGCTGCAGGATGGCTGGCACCTCGTCGGATTTGAGGCCAGCCCAGCCGCCGTTGTGCATGCGCGTTGCGTTGGCAAAGGCCATGGCCGGAACCATCCGCGATGGCGCAGGGCCGCCCACAATACCGCCCTGATGAAATACGCCTGCAAACATCCCGCCGAGATTGCCCAGAGCCCCGGAGAGCGCGTTGGCGATGGGTCCGAGGATGAATTTGCGCGCGCCCAGCTTGGCAAGGTCCGCGATCATTGAGGTGACCAGGCCTTTGAAGTCCAGCTTGCCGGTCTTGACAAAGTTCCCGATCGCGTCTTCCGCGCTTTGAAACGCGCTGACCAGCACGCTGCCCACGTCCGCGCCGACATCGCGCGCTTTGTCGGCATATTCACTGACCGCATTTACCACCGCCTGCCATCCGGTCGCTGCTGCTTCTGCACCCTTGGCTGCGTCCTCACCTGCCTTTTTTGCCGCCCCGCCAGCGCGTCCAGCCTGCTCTTCGGTTTCCTCCAATGCGTCGTTGAACCGATCCGCCGAGGTCGCAGCACTTTCGAGCGCCGCCGTGCCTTCATCGCCCGCGCCGGAAACCGCATCTTTCAGCGCCTGCCATGCCGTCATGGGCCGCGAGGCTGCGTCCGATAGCATGCCTGCCGCCTCGGAATACCCAGATGCCCGGCCGCGCGCGTCGTCCGCCATGCCCCCGAAGAGATCAGGCGCTTGGAACGGATTGTCCGAGAACGCGCTGTCGTAGGCCGCCCTTGCGCGGTCCCCAAGATTGACGGCTTCGGGAACAACCGATTGCCACGCTGAAAGATCAGGTGCAGTGATGGCCCAATCGGGACGCCGACCGCCAAGGGTCAGTACGGTGTTGATCGCCTCCGTGATGCCCGCGATCCCGGTCTCCATCACCTCGACGAGCCCATTGATCGCAAGGGCTCCGACCCGGTCAAACACATCTGGCAACGCGCCCCAGATTGCCTGCACCGCAAGGAACGTGCCCTCAAAGGTATTGACAGGGCTGTTTGCCCAGCCCACCACGGCCTCTGTGGCTGCTTGCAGCCCGTCGTAAATACCAGCCTGCGCCGTGGCCCAACCAGACTAGACACGCGCCCAGGCGGCATCCGCGCTGAGCGACACCCGGTCCCAGACCTCGACTGCCACGTCTTTCAGCAGGTCCATGGCGTTGCCGAACCCACCGGCACCAGCGACAAGGCGGGTGAACTGATAGACCAGTTCGCCCGCGCCGACGATCAGCGCGCCGATGCCGGTCCGGAGCAACGCGGCCCGCAGGAAAACCAGACCGGTCACCAGTCCACTGACCGAGAAGGTCGCGGTCACAAGCCCTGCCACCCACCTGCCAGCCATCACGCCTGCAAAGGTCACAGCGTAGGTGGTCAGCCGCCCGATATTCTCAAACAGGCCCTTGATGGCCACCCCAAGTGGGCCGGTGGTGCGCGCCATGGCTGCCAGAGCATCAGCGACCGCCTCAAGCGCAGGCGCGGCGGCGACCGCCAGCTGGTTCGAGACGCCGCGCCAGATCAGGCCAAGGCGCGAGATTGCATCATTGGTCCGTTCGATCTGGTCGGCGTCCTGTTCGGAGACAACAATCCCAAAATCATTCACATCAGCGGTGGCCTGGCGCAGCGTGGCGGTGTCGATGCGCGTGAACACGAGGGCGGCGCGGTCGCCAAAGAGCTGCGAGGCGACAGCGGCGCGCTCGGCCTCCGGCACGAATTCTGCCAGCCGGTCCTGGATCAATGCGATGCGCTGATCGAGCGGCAGGCTTTGCAGCGCGCTGACAGACAGACCAAGGCGGTCAAGCGCATCGACGGCAGGGCCAGCACCTGCGGCTGCCTGACTTAAACGCCGTGTCAGCTGCACCGTGGCCTGCTCGACATTGCCCATGGAGACGCCCGAGAGGTCAGCGGCACGCTCCAGAACCTGCAGGCTTTCGACGGTTGTATCCAGCGACTGCGCCAACTTTGCTGTCTGGTCGATGGTCTGCAGCCCCGAGCGGATCATGGCAGCACCTGCAAGGACCACGGCCGCACCAGCCGCCGCGGCCGCGATCTTGGCCCGGCGGGTGAAGGCCGCGAGGCGTGCATTTGCAATATCGACCTCGCGCGAGAGACGACCGAGGCCACGGGCACCGGCGTCGCCAATGCCGTGCAGCTCGGCCTTGACCTGACGTCCGCCCACGGCGGCGAGACGCACGAAGACGCGTTTATCGGACATCCTGCTCTCCAATCCGTTCGTTTACTTTTTTGACCATCACCGCCTCGATCTCGGGCAGCAGTTCCATCGCCACGAGGCCGTTGATGCCAAGGGCACGCGCCATGGCGAGGGCCGCACCCATGTCCCAGCCGAGGATGATTTGCCGTGTCGCGCGCAGCTGGCCGCCCAACCGCCCAACCAGGTCCCAGATCTGCACCCCCTCGAAAGTCTGGGGGCGGTTCACTTTTGCCGGGCAGTCTGGGCACGGGACTTTGCAGGCCTCGAGGGCTTCGCAAGCCTCGAGGGCTTCGCAAGCCTCGCAGTACCGATCGCCCCCGCTGAAGTGCCAGTCGGCAAGGGCGCGGAGACGTTTTTTTCCTGTTCCAACACCAGTGCCTTGGCCACGTAGCCCGTCTGGAACGCTTCAAAGATCGGATAGACATCGAGCAGAGCGTCAACACCCTCGGGCGTGAGGCCCAGCACTTCGCCGTCTGCGTCGCCCACACCTTCCCAGGCAATCATTGCCCGCCGCCCCAGCGCCTTGGCAAAGACCAGCGCGCGGTCCTCGTTGCTGGCGTCTTCGGGCAGGGTCTCGACCGTGATATCGCTGCGGGTGGACACCATCAGTGCCGTGGTCAGCGGCAGCAGCTGCACCCGGACCCCGGGCGACAGCTCAAGCCAGCGCGGCTTTTTTGACAGATCAAGTTTGAGCATGATCAATAGGCCTCCACATCGTTGACCAGGGTGATCGTGCACATCCGGCCCAAGGTGGCGTCCTTGGCGGCTTGCCAATCGAAGGTGGCCTGCACGCCCTGCGGTCCGCCGATCTCCACGCGCGGGCGCGGCAGATAGACCGAATGCGCTGTGACCGTGAGGCTTTCGCCGCTGGGCAGCAGGTAAGAGAACTCGAGCTCGCAATCGGCGCCGTTGATCGCCTGATCCATCAGCGTATTGTCGGCAAAGCGCACCTCCATGCTGCCCGAAAGGGCGGCCAGAGAGGGATCTGCGCCATCAATCATGCCGTCGGCGCGGATCGTCTCGATGCGGTCGAGGTTGTTGGCGTAGGTGATCTGGGTCGAGACCACATTGCCCAGTGCTACCCCATCGCGCTTGATGGCGCCGTTGAAATGGCCAAAGCGCTGCAGCGCGATCTCTGCTGGCGTTCCAACATTGGTGCTGGTCGCCAAGGTTTCTCCCTGCGCGACCATGGACACCGAGGCCGTCAAAAGCCCCGAGCGCGTCATCTGCCACGACAGCTGATCCGCCACGCAGCCCGCATAGATCGCAAAGCGCGGGATCTCCGGCATGGCGATCTCGATCGAGAGGCTTGGCAGCGTCCAGTTGCCCGAGCGGAATTCGTGGCTGTACGGCGCCTCAGCGCCTGTGGTGATCGGATCTCCGAAGGTCGCCTTCAGCCAAAAGCCGAACGCACGCGCATCAATGGGAACCACCACGTTGCCATCAGCGGTCAGGGCGTCCTTGATCGGCGCAAGCGGATCCCGCCCGTAGCCCAGAAGTTCCGAGTTGAGCAGCGGTTGCTCTGCGCCAAGCGTCGCGCTGGCGAAGGGTATCTTGACGTAGCCAGTTGCAGGCGATGTGCCGTAGGCGGATTCGAACGCAATCGCCATCTGCGCCCGCGCCCCTTGAGCTCGTGCCATGGTGTTCTCCTCAAACTATGGGGTGGGTCAGGCCAGCGGGTCTGACGTTGAATAATGCAGAACGATCGGGATGATCGCGGCCTTCAGGCTGGCCGCACCCTCGACAGGTAAATCCACTGGCTGTGGCGCTTCCGCCTCGATCCAGTCGCAGCGTCCGCCGAGCGTGCGGTCGGCGGCAATCACCGCGCCGATCTGGCCGCAAAGTGCAGCGAAATCCGTGTCGCGGTCTGCGCCCTGAACGATGACTTCAAGCTCGCTGCGATGCTGATAATGATAGGTCAGTGGCGACAGCGTCACCGCAGGATCGCCGGGATCGCCATCGCGCAGGATCAGCAGGCCCGCAGGTGGGATGCGCTCTGGCAGGACCTCGCCGCGTAGCACCGGCACGTGCGGTACCGTGCACAACAGGTCCGCTAGGGCGGTGAGGATGGTTTCTCGGGGAGTCATCCGATCTTTCCTTCTACCCAATTCGCCACAATTGCTCCGGGTATACTCTCTTGCGAAGCCTTCGCATCCCGCGCCAGATCAAGCCGCTTGCGCAGTTTTACCTGCCGCACCAACAGGAAGATTGGCACTGTTGCCTTTCCGCGCCCGGTTTTTGATCTTGAGGCGACGCCAAGTCCGCGATTGTTCAACCTGCCATCTGCCACGAGCAGGCTCGGTCCCCGCCTGCGATAGACAAACCGCAGCCGAAGCCCACGCCGTCGTTCCCATTCGCCGGGGGTGATCCGGCCACCGCGCGCGCCCTTGCCTGCCGCTTCTGTCGGGATCGCCAACCAAAAGCCGTTCTTTGAGCGGATCAGGGGCCCGGTGTCATGTGCGCCGATGATCACGGGCGCTTTTGACCACACAAGTGCTGCGGCATCGATGCTCTCACCAACCTTCGGATAGGTCTGGCTGCGGATCGAATTGCCGAGCCGCCGTCCCAGCCCCGCTTGCGTAATCTGCCCGCGCCAGTCTGATTTAAGCTGTGCCCCGGCCGCGCGCATCGCCGCTGTGACCGCCTTTTCGCCTGCTTTGATTTCGGCTGCCATAATCGCGGCCAGGTTAGGGGAGATGGTAATGTTGAGTTTCATGCTGGTCTCAAATCTATGGTCCAGACAAGTCGCTCGCGATCGCGCACAGGCTCGCCCTGAATAAGGAAGGCCTCCGCGTCGATCTCAATGCGGTCGCCCGCACGTGGGTTTGGGACTTCGGCAACGCGCAGGTCAATGCGCGTGCTGTCTGACCAAAGTCGTGCCGCGCCAAACTCGGTGATCTCATCCGCGCGGCGTGTGACCACACGGATGAGGATCTGAGTGCCGCCTTGGGCGATATAGACCGCGTCCCGGGCGATGTGCGGATCGCGGAAGATCCCGTCGATTGCGATAGCGAAGGCAGAGGTCATGCGGTGCCTCAGTTGCCAGAGTGCAGGCGGATCGCCATGCGGGGCCGCTTGTTGACCGGCAAGATTGAGCTTTCGGTCATCAGATCGATCCAGCGCCCCTTGGCGTCGATCATTTGGCGGGCATAGAGCGGCAGGCCGATGGTATTGGCGGTCTCCAGAAGGTTGGCAGGCCCGCCATAGGTGGTAAAGGTATCAAATGTGCCCAAAGGGAACGCGATGCCTTCACCTGTGGGGATCAACCGCTCGGAGGTGCCGTTCGAGAGGGTGACGGAACCATTGTATTCCTCAAAGAGAATGCCAGCAAAAGGAAAGGCTCGTCGCATGTCCTCGCGCAGCGGTTGACCGCCGGTGGCCGAGAAAAACTTGTAGGCCTCTTCGGTCTTGGGGTGACTGATCAGCTTGTCGAAGAATTCCGAGCTGACCAGCGCATGCGCGGTGGTCATGGTCTCACCCAGCAGGGTGTCTTCCATCGCGCGCAGCACGTTGCGGACTTTGCCCTGCACGTTTGTGCCAGCAGTGCCAAAGACAAAGTCGATTGAGATCTTCTCAAGGCCGAACTCAGAAAAGTAGTCGTAAAGCGTGGTGCCAGCGCCGTCCTTCACGATACCGCGAAGGGCGTTCATCTCCATATATTCGCGGGTCTGGGCATGTTTGCGGCGCATGAGCGTGAGTTTGCGGTTCATCACCTCGACCAGCGGATCGGCAGCGTCCGATAGGCCGAGCGCTGGCATGCCCTGAACATCAGCAGGCAGGATCACATCGTCATGCGGGATCCAGGGCAAGGCGAAAGAGCGCATTGAGCGCGCCTCGCGGTTGCCCACCGTTGCAGGTGCGCCCAGCGGGACGGACGGCAGGAGGCTCAACACACCTTCGCGCTGCTCGATGACAATTGAGCGCTGTGTGACGCCTTCAAAGCGGAAGAGGCCGATCTGGCCAAGACGGGTGTAGAGGTTGGGCAGGATATTGATCGCCTGCGTCATCTCGGCGAGCGAATAGCCGCCCGTGTCAAACGGGTTGCGGGTGATTGTCATGGAAAACTCCGGGGGAATGAGGGCGAGGAAAGGCGGGCGGGTTGATCAGGCGCTATCGCGCGGAATGATGCCCAGCGCTGCGAGCTGGCCGTGTTTGGTCGCTGTTTTGGCTGAATCATCGACGGTGGTGTCAAAAACGAGGGCGGCTTTGGAAACGATGGCGGGGCCGCGTATGATGATAAGACCGGTGTTATCAGCGCCAGACGCATCGACCGGGTAGAGTAGCATGGCAGCTGCTGTTTGCGCGCCATCCGTGCCGCCCGAGGTCGCCAGTTTGTATTTGCCGCTGGCGGTGATGCGGCCCAGCACAGCACCCACGGGATAGGCGGTCCCAGCCAGCAGGGTGACGGTTTCTCGGGTATAGTTTGGGTTCAGCTCATATTTGAGGATATCGCCCAGGCTGGGCGGTTGGGTCAGGACAGTCATGTCGGGGATCCTTCTGGGGATGGAGGAATAAGCAATTCACCGCTGGGCAGGAGCGGCGGAATTTTAGGACGGCCGTGGGAGTATGACGGCTGTGGAACCGCTTAGCGTTTTGCGCCAGAAGCCGCGGCGCGTTTAGCTGCCGCAACAATAGGGCTTTCGCTGTTTGGAGACGCCGCCGGAGCGGGGGCTGTTGCCACCACATCCCGCGCATCGGCTGCCGCCGCCGCGTGCTCCAACACTGAACGGCGCAGCGCCGCAGGCGTGGTGCCTTCCCTCAGGGCTTTTGCCGCGTCGATGGCAATGCCGAGGCGTCCCGCTTGCGCTGCGATCTCGGTGATCTCTGCTGCTTCATGGCGAAGCTGTGCGGAAAGTTCCGCGCGCATGGATGTCTGGAGGGCGGAGGTGGGGTCAGCCTTTGGTGATCCCGAGGCTGCGGGAGGTGTGGGAGCAAATGCAGCAGCAGGCGGCGCTTCGGGATCTGTGCCGCTATTTTCGGCAATATCGCTCTGCGTTTGGCCGTCTTGCGCGTCATCGGGGTTTGGTTCGGTTTGTGGCAAGGTGTCGTTGCTCATGAGAGGATCCTTTCGGGATTGAATTTGGGCCTTGGAGGCCACGTGGGATGGGACAGATGCGCGGATCGGGGACAAGCTTTGTCGAAAGGCGGCAAAGCCGCGCTGCATATCGATGACTTCGTCGGCAAGACCTGCTGCCACAGCTTCGGTCCCGCGAAAGCTGGCGGCCTCAGTGGCGAGTGCAGCCTCCTGGTTAAGTCGCACGCCCCGTCCTGCGGCCACCGTTTCTGCAAAGAGGAACCGCAACACATCGATTTCGCGCTGAATGTCGCTCTGCACAGTGGCTGGAAGCGGCTCATAGGGATTGGCGTCAACTTTGTGCCGCCCTGAATGGACCAGCGTCACACGAATACCCTTTTGATCCAGCTGACCGCTGAGATCAGCGTGCATGACTACGACACCGATACTGCCGACAGCCCCGGTGCGGGGCAGCAAGATGCGGTCGGCCTGGCTGGCCAGCGCATAGCCCGCCGAAAAGGCGTGTTCAGCCACAAACGCCCAGACGGGTTTGCTGGCGCGAATTGCACAAATGCGATCTGCAAGGTCAAATACCCCCGCAACTTCACCCCCAAAACTATCAATTTCCAACGCAAGGCCGCGCACGGACGGGTCGCTTGCTGCCGCGTCAATCTGTGCTGCAATCCCCTCATAGCTGGTCTGGCCAGAGGACTGGCCGATCCAGCCCCCGCGGTGGATCAGCACGCCTGCAATCTGGATTACAGCAATGCCGTCGAGCACAGGATAGGGCGTCTCACCATGTTGGGGGTAATCGTCCAGCAGCCCACCAGCCAAAATGCTGGCGCGGGCTGTTGGCATGGGGGCGCTTTCCAACGCGAGGCCTTGATCCAGCGTCTCGACCTGGCGCCCGAGGATGCGCGGCCCAAGGCCGGACAGAAACGCCATGGCTTTGGAAGGCTCAACCAGCAGCGGCGTATTGAAGGCGCGTGCAGCAATGCGGGCATGCAGCATCAGGTCTAGTCCTCATTGTTGCGCGAAGGGTCTTCCGCGTCATAGGTTTCATCTGCTGGGTCTTTATCGCCGTCTTGGTCCCCGTCCTGTGCAGGGCCCGGCAAAGCCTGCACACCTTGCGCGGGCGAGCCGGGGCGGCGGAAGTCCAGGCCGAGTAATCGCTCGCGTGCGCGCTCAGCCGCGATCTCGCGGTCGACTTGTTCCGCGTCATAGCCACGCTCGGCGATGGCCTGCGTGCGTGATTTGAGACCTGCCTCGATCTGGGCAATCTCGGCATTGGCATCCTTCAGGGGGTCGACCCAATCCCACTTGGTGGGTAGCCAGTTGGCCGCAAGCAACCGCGACCGGTCGACCTCATAGCCGGGAAGGTCCAATGCGCCGGACATTACGGCGACATCCATCCAGCGCGCATAAATCGGTCGGCACAGCTGATAGACCATCACCGAGTGCTGCCAGGCCGAGACGCGGCGTCTAAATTCTATCAGCGCCAAGCGCGAGTTCGAGAAGTTACCTTTCACCATGTCATTCGTCAGATAAGGATAAGGAATGCCCAGCGCCGAGGCGACCTGCAGCAGCGTGCGGTATTGGAACGGCTCGTAAGTCGCCCCTGAATCCGCAGGTTGGCCCACGGTCACATCCTCGCCCGGATCCAGACGCACGATTTGGCCTGGGCTGATCTCGAACCCGCCCAACATGTCGTCATCTTCAGATGGCAGCAGGGGATTTTCTGGGGCGGGGGAGGTCACAAACATCGCATACATTGCCGCGACCTTTTTGCGGTCGAGCTCGGCATCATCATATTGATCGAGCAGAAACAGCTTTACGATGGCCGGCGCCAGCTTTGAGACCCCGCGCAGCTGTCCTGCCTCCACCGGGTCGATGACATGGATTACCTCTGAGGCGGGCACGCGGACCATTTCTCCAGCCAGCCCCGGATCAGTGCTGTCGCCGGGGTGCCGCCGGAGAAAGTGATAAGCCACACGGCGTCCAACCCGGTCGAACTCGATCCCCTGACGGATAGCATGGCCATTGCCAGCCACCCCCGTCTGATGCAGCGGCAACATCTCGGCGGGCAACATCTGTAATTGTAGTGGTACGGAAAGCCCATCGTTCGTGCGGCGCGGCCTGATCCGGAAGAAAACCTCACCGGCCAGAAACACCTCACGCGCCGCACGCCGCTGCAGCCCATAGAAATCAGTCAGACCTTCGCTGTCAGCCTCATCGGTCCAGGCCAACCAAAGGCGCTGCAGCTCTTCTTTGTGCGCCGCGTCTGCAATTTGCGAGATTGGTTTGATCCCGTCGCCCACGGTATTTGCAGCCCAGCTTTCAACGGCATTGGCCGCATAGCCATTGTTGCGCACCAACCAGCGGGCGCGTGCCGTGATATCGGGTCCTGACGCCGCAATCAGCGCATTCACATGCGCGCGCGTCGCCTGGAACCCGCGCAGACGGCGATGATGCTGGCCAGCATCAAAACCACCGACAAAGGCCCCGAGGCGCTGCCGCCAGTTCATCACAGGTCCTTCACGGCATGAGGGTGAGAGATCCGCCCAGCGCCGCGCTCGGCCTTTGCAATGCGCCGTTCGATATCAAAGACAGCAGCCGCCAATTCAGCATCGGTGCCATAGGTCAGGGTTTTGCCATCATAGCTTACGGAGCGCGTGCCGCTGTAGCGCGCCGCTAGCAACGCGCTGTGGCGGGATTTGAGATCATCGAGGGTCATTGAGTACTCGCTATTCCATGTATTTGGGCGTGCTTACCCGCCAACCGCGCTTGCGCGGGGCGGCAATCCTTCCGGCTTGAGGCTCGGACGGTCTGTCAGTGTCGGCTTTGGCAGCAGCCGTGATCGTCTCCACCCCGGCTTGTTTTTCGAGCTGCCGCCACATCCGTTCATCGAAGCGGTCAGCACCGAGGATCCAGGCGGCGGCGCGGGCATAGACGCGGGTATCGAGCGCCTCATTGCGCTCGCGCATCTTTTGCCATTCCTGGCGCGCGTAGCCCCGCTTGTTACGGATTGTGACGAGCTGCTCGGCCACCAGCTGCTTTAGCCATTCGCTGTCAGCCCAGTCTGGCAGGTGGATCGTGCCCGCTGGATTTGACACGCCACTGGCACGGTCTACATCGCTCGGCCGTTCCAGCCGCAGATAGCGATAGGTCTCCGCCTTGAAGGTCGCCGTGGCCACTGTCCAAAGCCGCGCACCACGTTTGAGCTTTCGTCCGTTCACGGTCGCATCAACAAAGGTTGGCCCAGAGACCGGCGTGGTTCGGTTGAATCCCTCCAAGCCTTTGACGGGGGCCACCTGTGCGATGCCTTGGATGCGAGCCCATGCGTAGACGGCAGCCGTCTCATACCCTGTGTCGATGGCTAACTTTGCTAGGGGCATGACCGCGCCGTGTTCATGAACCCATGTCTGGCCAAGAAGGGCCGTCAGCTGGTTCCAGCAGGCCGGATCATCCGGCCCGCCCGGGATCACGATGTGATCGACAAGCCAGCTTTCGAGGCCCCGACCCCACGCCCAGACATCGACTTCGATGCGGTCTTTCTGCACGTCAGCCCCTGCTGTCAGGAACAGCCCGCGTGCAGGGATCTGGGCCACAAACGTCTCACGGCGATCCGCGAGGCGCTGCCATTCCGGCGCATCGCCACTCTCGACCCACGTTTCGCCCAGCAGCGTGTTGCGCGCCGCGCGCAGCATTTCGTCCGAGCCTTGGGCTGCCAGCCAGTCACGGGCGATCTGTTCCCAGCTTTTCCAGCCAATCGGCGAATAAAGCGCTGAGAGGTGAAAGCCGATCGCGTTCGGGTTGGCGGAAACCGCCGTTGCACGCCATTCACCCTTGGCCAGCATCGAGGTCTTATGATGCTCTGCGATAGGCTTCTCGCAGCCTGCGCAATGATACATGGCCGTTTCCGGCTGCCCCTTGTCCCAGCGCAGCCGCTCGAACTGCAGCCATTGCCGATGGTCGCAATGCGGGCAGGGCACAAAATAACGCCGCTGATCACTGGCCTCGAACTCCCGCTCGATCCGGCTAAGGCCCCGAATGGTTGGGGTCGAGACCATGAACACCTTGCGGCGATGCGCAAAGGTCGTCGTGCGGGCCTCTGCCAGCGTGACCGGATCGCCTTCTTCGTCAGCGGAGGCTGGATAGGCGTCAACCTCGTCCAGAAACACATAACGCGCGGGCATCGAGCGCAGGCCAGTCGCGGAGTTCGCCCCGGTCAGCACCAAGATGCCACCTGGGAATTCCTTGGACAGCATCGAATTGCCTGCGTCCCGTGAGCGGGCTGGGCTCACCTTCTCCCGCAGCGCCGGGCTGTCCTCAATGAGCGGATCAATCCGTCCACGCGATGTGCGTTTTGCCATCTCCAGGGTCGGCAGCACCGCCAGCATCGGCCCCGGCGCGTGGTGAATGACAAAGCCGATCCAGTTGTTGCCTGCCTCGGTGGCGCCGACCTGTGCGGCTTTCATGAAGGTGATCCGCTGCGCCGGGTGGCACGGCGACAGCGCGTCCATGATCTCGCGCAGATAGGGCGTGCGCGCCGTGCGATATTGCCCGGGTTCCGCACTGGCCCGTGACGACAGCTTGCGATGCGCATCTGCCCATTCCGAGACTGTCAGATCCGGATCGGGCCGGATCCCGCGCCGCCAGAGGCGTAGCATGTCCTCAGCGCCGTCAAAGCCAAGGTCGAGCCCCTCGGTTAGGTCGCCGTCGTTCAGGCTGTGATCATGATCGCCCTCATGCAAGCGAGACCCTGAGGTCTGCGAGGGCGTTGAGCTGCTCTCGGACATGGGTTTCCAGCACCCTTTGCAGGATCGCAGTTTCGATCGTCACGGGTGCTCCCGATGCCTTCTCCATCTCTGCGGACAATTGCGCAGCCATCAGGGCTGCTACGCGGGTGGGCCAGGTGACCCAGACATCCCGCTCTTGCCTGGCCAGGCGAAACACCAGCGCCTCTGCCCGGGCGCGGTCGACCAGCGTCCCCTTTTTCTTTTGGAGTGACAGCTGGCGTTCCTGCGCTTGGTAGACCGTCAGGGCCGTGCGCGCTTTTAGATAGGACGTGCTGTCGCCCGGGCCGGAAACCCCGCTGCTGCCGATTGCTGCGCTATCGCTGCCACTGGCAATCCCGCCTCGTGACCGCATCTGCTGATCGGGGTCTGTCATGGACCCGCGCCGTGCATCCGAGGCAGCAGCATTGATCGAACCGTCCTGAAACAGGACGAGCCGCCTGGTCTTGCGTGCCTTTTGCACGGCCCCGCGCGAGAGCCTGGAATGGTCGGCATAGGCGCGTTCAGACATACCTTCCATGGCGCTTTGAATATCCTTAACATATTGGAACTAAATGAGAATAACGATCTTATTCAGTTGATTACACTCCCACATAGAGCGACTCTGGGTGCAGGAAAACGATGCAACTCAGCCCCGGAGACAACGCCATGACCACGAAGACCACCACCCTCGCCAAAGCCCCCAGCGAAGCCCTGCTGCTGGAGATCGCAGCGAAGCATTTCCACACCGTCGAGACGCTGGAAACCCGCAACCGCGACCGCCTTGACTTCCATGATGTCGCCGTCTGGTCCATCCGCGCGGCGCTCGAGGAGGCTTTTGAGGCTGGACACCGCGCCACTTGAATCCCCACACGCCCACACCCCACTCCTGAAAGGACACGCACATGGCCATCGCCACCACTTCTGACACGACACGCATTTTCATCGACCGCAGCCGCTTCACTCAGGCCATGACCGTGCCCGCGCTGCAGGGCCATTTCAACGACATCAGCCTGAACGCTGAGGTCTTCGAGATGGCGGGCCGGATCGGGATCGACTGCCTGACGATCGAGCTGGCCGATGTTGTCTCCGTCCTAAAACAGCACGGATTCATTTGAGCCCGCGCAAACACCGCAACAAGGAGACAGTCATGAGCACGCGCGCGCAGATCGCCATCGAGATCGGACCCGGAGAATGGGCCCACATTTATTGTCACTTTGACGGCTACCCTGCCCATATGCTCCCAGCGCTGGCCCGCTGGGTGCCCGAGGACATCCTCGCGGCGAAGGAAATCCGGCAAGTGCGTGCGGACGCGCTGGACTGCTTTGATCGGCCCCGCGACCCAGTGATCCTGCAGCGCCCGACCTGTCAGCTCTGCCACCTCTACGTCTGGCGGGACGGGGGATGGATTGAACTCAACCCTGAAGCCCACGCCCCCGAAGGCGCAGCCCAATGACCAATCCCTCCCTGAACTGCCTGTCCGAAGACCACGGAGCCACCACTATGACCACGCACCCCATTCTACCCAGCCGCAACGAGGATTACGGGTTCTTCCGGGCCCTGACTGTTTGCCCGCATCGCGACCGCCGCAGCGCGGAGGTCTGGACGCTCGCCTTGCGCCTGATCGCTGATGCCATTGGCGTCGACAGCGTGGATGAGATGATCGGCATCCGTGATTTCCTCGACAGCCGCATGGGTCGCCACTTCGCCGACGATGTGGTCGGCAACATGACTGGCTGCAACATCGATACCGAGACTGCGATCGCATCTGCGATCCGCCGCTGGCAGGACTGGCGTATCAGCCGCAAGATCGAGCGCTGCGACGGGATCCCCGCAGGGCTGCCCTACTTGACGGGTTGGGTGCAGCATTTCGCCATCGCCTCAGCCATGGCCGAAAGCGACTGACCCAGAACCCGACCCCGACATGCCCATGACGACAGGAGGCCCAGATGCCCAAACTCACCGACACCCAGACCATCATCCTCAGCCGCGCCGCAACGCGTCCTGACAATCTGGCCATGCCGCTGCCCAAGGGGTTGCATGGGGCGGCCGCACAAAAGGCGGTGACCGCGATGATCACACGCGGCTGGCTCGAAGAGGTCGAGGCCAACCTTCGGCGCGGCGAGCCGCTTTGGCGCGAAACAGGCGATGGCCACGGCACCACGCTGGTTGCGACAGAAGCTGGCCTTGCCGCGATCGGGATAGAGCCGGCGGTGGCGACCACCATGAACAATCTGCGCAAGTCCAGACTGGACCTGGCCTCTGCGCCGAAGGATGAAGCTGAAGCGTTGACTGATCCTGTCACGCCCAAGCCGATCGCTATCCGCGCTGGCACCAAGCAGGCGAAGATCATCGCGCTCATTCAGCGGTCCGAAGGCGTCTCGATCAGCGAAATCGTTGAGGTGACCGGCTGGGCTGCACATTCTGCCAGAGGCATGATCTCGGGCGGGTTGAAGAAGAAGCTTGGACTGCCGATCATCTCCGAAAAGGTTGATCAGCGGGGCACCGTGTATAAACTTGATGTGGCCTGACCTCGGCCATTACCTCAAACGCGCGAACAACCTGCGCAGCGCGTAGCTGCGCAGCAGGGATATCCCCACAAAAACTGCGCCCAGCGCCAGATTGTCACCAAGGCTCGTGTGCAAGCCGAACCATGGGAACACGATGATCTGCGTCGCAAGCGCCAGGGCATAGCCCACCACCACATTGGTGAAAGCCTCAATTAGTGATAGGCGGCGAGACTGCATCACGTGGTCAGCCGTTGCGATTTGAGTGTCCCGAAGGTCTCTCCACTTTC